AACTTTTGCTCACTATGACCACTAACTGTAAATGCTTTTGATAATAATGTTCCTTCATATACCTCAAACTGCCCAAAATCAGCAACTCCATTCACAACTGCCACTGTTCTATCCTCTGGAATGGCAAAAGCATAGGTTGTTCCAGAAGAATCACCAGTACAAACTAAACCTTTCCTTAAAGTCAGTGTATTTCCGTTAATAACACCAGTTGAATCAGTAACACTAAGACTTACAGTACCTTTTGCAGCAGTTCTTGACCTAGGAACATAACCAATATTTCTAGCAAGCGAAACAACGTTCTCTCTAAGAGTTGCAGAGTCAATAAATGACTCATTAACGACCATATTGGTGTTAAATGCAGTCTGATACGTATTATATGCTAATGTATCGATAAGAACCGACATATTTGACCCTTCATAGTCAAAACCAGTAAAGTCGGTATTCGCTCTTAGGTAGTCTTTAATCGAGGATTTGATATCCTCATAGTCTAAATTTGTAAACTTGTTAGATGGCATTATCTTGTCGCCTCTAGGATGAAGGAAATTGCTTGTGTTGCGGATAAATCACCAATAATATCATAAAATATAGTTACTCCAAATGCATTTTGCTCAGGTCTTGACTCAACTTCTACACTTACATTACTAACTCTAGTTTCATATAACTGAATTGTGTTTTTAATTGTATCAGCGACTACAGAAGCAGTTGCATCATCAATTAAATTGAATAAAGTGTCTCTTATTGGCGATCCAAATTGTGCATTAAAAAATTTTTCACCAGGAAGTGTAAAAACACAATTCTTAATTGATGTTTTTATTGCATCTTCATTCTTAACTACAGTCAAATCATTGGTTACTGGGTGTGGTGTAAACGAAAAACTGATATCTTTGAATGATTTTGAAGTAATCCTATTAGAAATAGGCATGTTTTGGAGGCTTTAAATTTATTTATACGTATAATTCACAACTTTTTATCAAAACATAAAAAAAGAGGGTTTTTACCCTCTTATCCTTGACCTCTAGGACGTTTTTTCTTGTGATTTCGAGCAGTTGCAGCATACTTTGTATGTCTACCTGCCCCTTGTCTTGTTTTTTTCGGTCTTCTTTCAATAGTTTTCATGAATTTACCTCTACTTTAATGTCTTTTGATGCTGGATGTCCCTTTTCGTAGTACTGATGGGCAAGATCTTCGAGAGTCTCGAACATTTCTTCCTCTGAAAGATCCTTCCATGCCACTACACCCTTGATTGAAATGTTATATGTTTCAGATAACTCTTGTTTTTTCATGTCCTACACGTATATTTGGGTCACACCAGATCTCAAAACCTGCTGCAATCGCATCTAAACAGAAAGAAACGTCTTCTCCGCACATATCTTGTACCTCTCCTGACTCAAATTCTTGCATTTTTGGAGCAAACCAAGGATATTTCATTTCTGGGTGTTCAAAAACTCCTTTTTTGATGAGTACCCACCCAAATCCTGTGTAATCCACCGTGAAGGGCTTACGGCGCTTTTGCATACTTTCACCAGTTTCATGATTCATGACACCTCCATTGGTACGGAAGTCTTGCTCCTCCAACCAGTGAGCGACAGAAGTTGTGCGTCCATCTTCGGTCATGTACCAACCTGCAGCAATATCCTTCTCCATAAGGATTAACTGTAAGAATTGTGCAGAGTTAAAGATAATATCACTATCAATCCACAGTTGATAATCGTACTTGAGTTTACCGTCCCATGGGATTTGGTTAGGACCACGTAGGACATTTGCACCTAATACCTTACAACGTGCAAAGTTGACCATTGATGAGTAATCCTGAGAGATTTGGATACTCACACCCATTTGTACCAGATCAAAACATAGTTGAACAAAGTTCTTCATGAATGCATATGAACAACCACGACCAGGTAGGCACAGTACAACTGCCTTACCTTTTGCTATTTCCTTTGCTTTTTCGTAGTCGTATTCTATTTCTTTTTTCTTTCCTCCCTTAGTCGGAGTCTTTGCCTTTACAGTAAATCCTTTAGCCATAATTTGTTTGGGTTACATCAGTATCATACTATAGTATGTAGTCATTGTCAATAAGAGGATTCTTCAATACACATATCCCCCACACATTCAGTATATGTTAGTTCTTCTTTGAAATATGAGTGATAAATTCTTCCCCATATTATATCAAATTCTTCTTTATTTAAGTTCTTGAATAAACATTTGTCATTCAAGTAAATGTGAAACGTTACGCTAGTTGTCGAAGTCATAAACCTCCTCTACTTTAATGTCCTCAAAGGTGTACTTGGTATCAAGTAAATTATTATCGATAATTGTTTTAAGCATTGTAAGTGTATTATCCTTTTCCTCTTTTGAAAGACGTTCGTAAAATGTCTTTTCCTTAATAACAATATTATACATTAGAAATCCTCTTCTTCATCGATAAATTTACAAGATAGTTCAACTTCTGATTTCAATTCCCATTCTACCACATCTCCTTCTTCCCATGTGAGATCCTTAAGGATTTCTTCTGGAATTGTAACAAAGAGATCTCCTGTGAGATCATCTTGTTGAATCACTGCTTTACGAATGTGCTTCATTGCTTCTGTAATTTCTCCACAACTGTTGATGCTTGCATAGGTGCAACATCATTTAATCCATTAGCATCAAACCAAGGTGCACTTTCCCAATCGAATCCTTCTCCGAATGTGTTATCAGGTGCCATCACATACCAATGACATTTTGCATCAGGTATATCAACGGCACATACTGCCCAGTCATCTGCCCATTGAGGTACTTGAACGTACATCACAGGTAAGTGATTTGCATGAGTGATTGTCGGAAATACAGTTAAGACTATCATGAATACAAACACCCAGAAAATCTGAGGTATATATCTGACACTCATTGGTCTCTTGTATACTTCCATTACGTCGTGGTAGTTCATTTGTATCGACCCTCTATGAGTTTATATATGGCGGAAAATTTTTTCATTTGAAGTATATTTAAAGGTCGAATTGTCACCTCTGTAGGTTAGGGGTACCTAACGGTTTTCAAACCATAATAAAAAGGGGGCATAAGCACTGCCCCCCACGAACAACTTAGGCACAACCCCTACATTGCGCCCATTGGGTCTTACATGGTCAGAGGTCTCCACACATAAAGGGCATATTCCACTGGGGTCGCCCACCCTTGCCTGACCAATGCCCAGAGGAGAGTTATAACTCCTCAAGCATTTCGTCCATCTCAACTGCGTTTACGTTTGGGTCGTCCCATCTGACACCATCACCAGTTGTTTCTATTCCGTAGTTCGCAAAGATCTCCAATAAGTGTGACCAGTCCATTGCTCTACGTGCTATGTCGTAAAGTCCTTCGTCGTTGCCGATCCAGAGGGAGACATTCCACGTTTCGTAGTTTGTCCAACCGTTGTAGTTTTTGTGTGTTAAGTCTGTTTGAAAAATTGAAGTCATGAATGCTCCTGTGTGGTATGAGTTCATTATAACCTTAAATGTGTGAGAAAATAAGGTGTTAGTGGACAGAGTTTGAATTGGCATACTCTAATAAGTCATGCTCTCTGAACAAATTGTAATAGGTGTCGTTCATTAACCCGAACTCAAACGAAGTGTTTGCATGTTGTTCGGTTACACCTTCGTAGCACTTTAAAATTTCTTCGTAGTTCATTAGTGCTTCCTTTGTCTGATGTATTCGCTGACTCTGTCATTTGCGTCAGCGATTAGGACGACTGAAAAGAGAATTAAAAATGTTTCAATCATTGGCATAAATCCTCAAAACGTTTTTGTGCAATTTCAATTTGTTGATCTTCTGAGAGGTAGGGGAAGCACTCTTGCACTTCCTCAAAAATTCCTTCTAAGATCATTTCATTCTGTAAGCAACTCATGAGAACACCTTAGGTAATGCGTACTTGCTGCAAGGGTGTGGATTATCTGGTGTACACCCGAAAGAAGCAAAGAAATCATCTAATGCTTCAAGGTTTAATTCGGGATCATCAAAATCAACCTTTGCGATTGACTGAACACCCCACTCGGCAACTTCATCAATGAATGTTTGGAAGTCTTCGCAGACATATGCTACGTTTTCAAAGTTGTCTACTTCTTTGATTCTTTTAATTAATCTTTGAGTTTTGGTCATGTGTGGAAACCTCTGTTTGTTATACTACTATTATAAACGCAAAGGTGAGAAAAATAACCCACCCTTGTGACACTATTTTAATCGGCATAGTATTCGCCTTCGGTAACTCTTGTGCCGTTTAGTGAATACCAAACCACTTCGGCATGCCCGTACTGTTGTGCCATGTCATAGCACATGTCATAAGCGAATGAACCATAAGGTATTGGTTCTCTTATTACTGAACCGTTAAATTTTGCTTCAATGAATTTTTCAATCATAATCATAATGTGGAAACCTTTAATTGTTTATACTATTAGTATGGCATATTTTTTTGCAAAACGCGAGCAAAAATGGACACTATTTTAATTGGCACACTAGTAACCTTTTATGCCCCCGTCGCCGTAGACGTCCTCCATCAGTTCATTATATAATGACTTAAGTTCCTTATTATCAAAATGATGATCTGGGACGATTAAGTTAAGGATTCTTTCCTTGGTTTTGTCATCAAAGTTTTTTGCCAAATCTTTGATTTCTTTGATAAGATAGTTTCTGTTCATTTTAATTGAATGTCGTAATCAATGGATTTAATGCACCAACCTGATGCTGCGGTTATCTCTTCAATAAGGTCATCTTCATCGTCTGCTTCCCATACACCAAGTGCAAGGTCACGAATTTCAATCTCCTCATCAAATGTGAGTTTACTTTCCCAGTTCCGATCATACCAATCGTCAAAGTCAAACTCAACTTCGGTTACGTTAAATTTCATTAGTGAGTACACCTCTTGTCTGTGTATGCGTCTTCATTCCAATGTTCCCCATCTTCAAGAACACCTAAGTTAATCGCGATTGCGTCATAACATTCCATCGCTGATCTACTCATTCTGTTACATGTGTAGTCCCAACCTAAGTTAGCGAAGTCATCATAAAGTTTTGAAACGTTAATTTTTTTCATGTGTGGATTAATGAATTGTATGACTTAAGTATAATTCAAAATATTTAAAAATGAAATAAAAAATGTACACCTTGTAAAGTGTCACAATCATTCTATAAATTCCAGATCTTCGGGACGATATGTGATACGATCGTTTCGGGACTCGTCGCAGGTGATCAAAACGATCTTATTGAGCTCTGGAAACAGAGAGAGAACCCACCACTCCCGATCCTCTGGGTCTCTCACCTTATCACCAATTGAAAAATTAGTCACGAAACCTCCTTAAGTTCTTCTAACGTGTACTTCCAATCGTCTAACCAAAAATCCTCACAATCACTAAGAAATTCTGCTTCGGGTTGATTTTCAACGTCTTGCATCATACTATTATAAACGTACTCTTGCAAGTCTTGAGTCGTCATAGTCTCAACCCATCTTTCAACGTACCACTCTTGTAGTGTGGAATATTGAGAGGCGGTTAGTCCCGTCCTCTCTTTTTTCAGTTTGTCATTTAATGTCATTACACCACGGGGATAGAGATGCCATCATGAAAAGGGACGATTGTATTAAATGCCCTAACGTACCAGTTCCAATTCTTCTGAAAAATTCCATTAGACATTGGTTCACAAAACTCATTAATAAGTGCATTGAGTCTGGATTTTGTGGTGTTGGTGAACCACCCGCCACCAGAAAATAGGGTCAAATTCTGATCCGTGACTGTTGCAATGTGGTTTCCATGCAGGTAAACCTCAGCTGACATATTATTTGTTGGGTCATAAGTAACGCAAGTGTTATCTTTAGACCATGCGTGACCATTTCTGATCGCTTCATTCATTTCAAGTTCAATTTTTCTCATGTGTGGATTGAATTGCTTTACTCTTTAATATTAACAGAAAAGGGGGTGATTGAAACCCCCTGTGTGACACTAATTAAATTGGTCTACGCATGTCCCTAACATATAACTCTTTTGTTATCATGTCATGTGTCTCTGGTGATATGTCCTCTTTGAGACAACTGCGTAAGTAATTACTGGACAAACTGCGTATGTCGTCCAGTGTTAAATCTTGCATTTGATATTCCATTATGCCCCCAAATAACCTGCAACTTGGGCGCCTGGTTCATCATAGAACCACGTAATATCAACTGTTGGGTATTTTTCACGAAGAGCATAATATATTTGCTCAGGTGGTGACCATGCAGTTTCAAAGGTGACTTGAAAACTGTAATCATCACCATCTAGTTCTGAATACTTGCCGTCAATGTCCCATTTAGTTCCCCAGTTGTTGATGTTCCAGTCATACCATCTGTCATCATTCATATCAGTTGACGGAAAGTATAGACCCTTACCGAATCCTTTGTCCTTGACGACTGGTAGTTCACCAACTTCACCACGAGGTTTTGAGAACGAATATTCTTGCACGTCCTCTGGTGCTAGTGGTGTTTTCTCCCAGTTTGGGGGTGGAACTATCTTTTTAAAGACATCATCAGATTCAAAGATTTCACGAAGTTCCTTAATTTTGGAAGTATCGTCAGAGTAGAAGTCAACTCTGTTGTTGCACCAGTTTGGCATAATTGTTTCTTGTGTGGTATATAACCATTATAACCGCACATTACGCACCTTGATATGCCGAGTGTGCCACTTCTTCTTTTGTCACACGGACCCAACGGATCGGATCACCGCTGGTCATCTTCCAAATAATTTGATCACCGAATCTGGTTTGATCGCGCGCCACGCGGTATGCTGTGTTAATATCCGCGCAGTAGACACAACCATCAGAGTCGAAGTTAAACCACGAAGACGGTTGGACTGCCCATCCTAGGGAATTATTTTCCATGTAGTGCCCCCTTTACATCGCTGGTTAAAATTGTAGAGTAACCGTTGGTGATGTTGTCAACCAAGTTATCATAAGTTTGTAGATCCCATCCTTTCTGATCAGGGATATCCAAATCATAACCCATCATGACTAGGTCATACATCATGTCAAATTGTGACGGGGTTAATTGAATGTTGATGCCGTTTGGTGATTGTGCCATAATAAAATTCAACGTTACATTTAATTTAATCTACAGGAACTGCAGTTGCAAGTCCTCGTGTGCCAGTTAATTAATTGGCATGTACGTAATCATAATCTTGTAGGAGGATGTCACGGACTCTTTCACGATCCAAGGAATCACCATCTCCCCACGAATAGTGCACATATTCCAAATCACCTTTCATGCATCGATCGATGTAATCTAATGCTGCTCTCAAGATATCCACTTTGTGCAGTGGTTCCTGTGTGCTTTGTTCGATCAGCGGATAGAGCGGATCATTGGTACCGTAGAATGAATCAACGTAATCTACGAACTCTGGAACATTGTTAGGATAATCCATAAACCTCTGAGAAATGACGAGAGAAACAAAAACTGGACTTATGTTGCTTTACATGAGAATTACTAACTCTTCGAGTGTTGTTCCGATCTGGGCATGCCAGTTTTGTTTCCCATCTTTAATATACATCAAAAAAGGCACCCTTGGTGGATGCCTGTGCCACTAATATTATTGTCACATCTGGTATACATCATTCTCAATAACGAGGTACTATTGAGAATAAAGAATATCGGCTGCCTGGTCCACATCGTCTTCCTCATGCTCCGAGACGGTAACCTCGACTGTCTCGTCTGATTCCAACATGAGAATTCTATGCCAATCCAGTACCCGCAGCACCTGCGCGTCTAGATCCCCGTATGCATCTAGATCCAGACGCACCGAGACTTTACGTTTTTGACTGAGGTAAGGAGTTGACATAAGGAGTAGAGGTGTGCTAAGCTCGACTAGATTATTATATCACTCATAGGGTTTGCGCGCAAGCTCGTCGAGATTGTGTACGTCTCGCGCAGGTATCTCGTCGAGATTAGTACGCATGTGCTCGTCCGCGTCAGGAAGCTCGACGAGATATTCATAAGACCAATCGTACATAGCTCGACTAGATTGTGTGTGTCATACATGTAGTATAGCATATTTATGAGAACTCGTCGAGATTTGTTACAGTTTGTGAACATTCTAGACGAGATTATTATAATGCGCGAAAGCTAGTCGAGAATTATGATGTGTGTATCTCGACTAGATCATAATGCGCGGATCTCGACTAGATTTTGGGGCGGTGGGGTTGACAAACTCCGATTCTTATGCTATGCTCGCTAAGATAACATAAGATCTCTACCTTTCTCAATAATTAATGATAATGAGAATCAATTACATCACACAACCATATTTTTGTCAATAATTCCCTATATACATGTACATACGTGAACATCTCATTATTCTATGGCAATAAAACAAGGTACAATCTACTGTATTACCAACAAAGTAAATAAGAAACAATACGTAGGACATACAACTCTACCAATTAACAAGATATGGAAGAATCACATAACAGATACTACCCATAAGGACTTATATAAGGATATAAAACAACAAGGTACTGGTAG